ACCCATTGGCCGTTGGCTCTCTTCGCGTTGCCGAGCTGTTTGGCTATTTGTTCTGCTTGCATATTGCCTCTACTTGTTCTATGCGTTGCCCTATCCATGCCATGACAGGTACTGCCATGCTGTTGCCCAATGCTTTGTAGCGTGGACCATCAGGTGTAGGTTTGTTTTTGCTTTTGATGTCGGTGTAGTTATCGCTGAAGCCCTGCAATCTCTCGCATTCAACAGGGGTTAATCTTCTGACGGCCATTGGTTGCACTATTGCTGGTGGATGAGCTCCTGCCGCCAATGGATGACATGGGTCACCTGGCTTTGGGTTGTTGCCGTTTTGCGGTGATGTTATTTGCGTGGTGTCAAATGGAATGGGTTGCGCCACACCATGCTGATCTGCTTTGGTGAGGCATGGTGCAACGTCATACATTGGCTCAGTGGCGTTGCCGCCATTCTCAGGTTTACGGCCAATCCAATTGCCTGGTATGCCGTATGCGGGTTGCATCACACCCATGCCTTTATTTGTGCGTGACTGCGCTTCTGCACACAAATTGCCGATAACATCGCCCGTCAAGTTTGTGTTGTCAATGTCAACAGCAATAGGCTGCATCACCAACTGAGCGTTGGCTTTGTCGGGCATACGCTGATCATCTGACTTAGTGGTGATGGTTGCCGCAAGATCGCCGCCGTCCCACCATTGAGGTTTGGCTGGCACTATGTGACCATTAGCAACACTTTGATGCGTTAGCTTTCCTCCTCCGCACTCTGTATCGAGACTGCCTGCAACGCTTGGAATAGTGCTGGCGGCAACTGCTTTCCTCTTTTCTCTGCTCGGCGCAGGATGCCCTTGCAAGCTGTGGCGCTCAAAAAGAACCGCTGCGGCACATCGCCAGTCTCCAAGGTATCCGACAACGAACACACGTTTGCGTCTTTGGGCCACTCCGAAATACTGAGCGTCAAGAACGCGGTATGCGAACCCATACCCGAGTTCCCCCAGCGCCCCGAGGAAGACTCCAAAATCTTTTCCTCTGTTAGATGACAAGACACCAGGGACGTTTTCCCATACAAGCCACTGGGGTTTAAATTTGTCAGCAATGGCAAGATAGGTGAGCATGAGGTTGCCACGCGGGTCATCCAATCCTTTTCGCAGTCCTGCGACTGAGAAAGACTGGCAGGGTGTTCCTCCAACGAGAATATCGACATCTGAGACATTTGTCCATTCCTTAAATTTGGTCATGTCGCCAAGGTTTGGCGTTGATGGGTAATGATGTGCAAGCACTTCTGATGGGAATTTTTCGATTTCCGAATACGCTACTGCCTCCCATCCAAGGGGATGCCATGCTACTGTTGCCGCCTCAATACCACTGCAAAGTGAGAGATATTTCATGTTGTAATTTTTAGAGGAAAAAAAAGCCGAGGCTGTTACACCTCGGCGCGTAGACACTATCAGTTAAAACATTTCGTCATCTTCAATGGCGGCAGCCATCGGCGTCTTAGCTGGCACTGGCTTTGGTGCAGGCATCGGCGCGGGAGCTGGCGCGGGAGGCGCAGCCACTTGCGCGGTGTACTCCTCATCGCTCTGCCCCATACCGGCAGGCTTATCAATCCAACTCACAATTGTGAAGTTGGGGATGCGTGTTGTGCCTTTGCCGATCTTCTCCAACTTGCTGCCGGTGTACTCCAGCACAGGCAACTTGCCTGCATTAGCGGCACGCTGTGCGGCGCACTCGGTGTATATTTTCTCCAACCCAAGATTAGGTCCTACACCCGATGAACTCCATTCCGCCGTCCCGAGCGTCTTGTTATACAGGGTCAAAATAAAGCCACGCTTATGATTTGGCGATGGCTGTGGACCTTTCTTGCCAAGCTCAGAATCAGCTTGCCAATCGCGTACACCGACACCCAACTCAAGCCAACCAGTTTTGACACCATCAATGTCAAAGACTACTTTGCTTAATTGGATTTCTTCGCCGAGGCTGTTTGTCCAAGCATTTGCCTGTGGACTGAATCGGATGTAATTACCATTACCACCACCAGAGGATAAATTTAACATTTTGCGTTTCGCTTTCAAAAGTTACAGGGTTTGCATTATTGACTCAGACTGCGATCTCTCGCAAGGGTGAGTCCACTCGATACCTTGGCCGTCAATGCGTCCAAGATAACTCTTTGTTCCTTTGGCAGCAACTTTTCTGCCGCCGTAGGAGAAATTAGTTCAGTCTCAAATATTTGAGAATCTGTAAGTCCTGCGTCAGTAAGAGCCTGACGCGCTGCTGTCGAATCAATCCATTTGCGAGAGGCGCGTTTGGGTTGGAGCTGCCAGCCTGATAGCACTACACCACCCTCCATCTGCTTGGTGGCGTGATCCTTTACCGCCTCAATGAACTTCTCCACCATCGGTGCGCGGTCCAATATGGCGCCGATCTGTGCAGGCGTAAGAGTCAGCATCACCTCTTTGATGTCTTCTTTCGACATGATGGTGATGTCGGGTTGCGCCGCCACGATATCGAACTGCTCTTTCTGTGCAGAGCAAATATGCTTGGCTGGACACCACTGGCACGCTGACTCTGATGGCGCATAACGCGGCGCGTCACTGACAGCGTCATTGATCGCAGGCAGTAGTACCTCTGTCTCCCACACGCCCAGCTCGTCCACGCTCATGCGGTGTATCCGCTTCTCACCATGGTGCGGCTGGATTATTTGGAGTTCGACTTCTCTTGGCTTGTGGTTGTTGTCCATCAACGCACCAAGTGCGTAGATCTTCATCTGTTCGCTGTCAGCGTCAACGTAGCCACGGCCTGTTTTAAGGTCGGCAATGATTAGCTTCTCCACAGATCTGCCAACAACGTCAGCAGTGCCTTGTAGCGAGAACTGTGGCGTTTGGTAGAGCTTGAAGAGCTGCTCCACCTTGACATGACCAACCTCATCTTGAATCGCCCATATCGCCTGCAAATGCTCCAAGGCAAAGGAGCAATTCTCTTCAGTCATTGTGATTCCCTCCACCACTTGGCCTACAAACTTCATCGGGTCGGTGTCGAGCTGAAAGCAAGTTTCGGCCAGCGCGTGAATGGCAGTACCAATCTTTGCGGCCTCACCACTTTCCTGATAAGGCACAAGCGTTGACAGTCTAGCGCTGGCAGGGCAGGCGATCCAGCGCGATGCGGATGATGGTCTAAGTTTTAAGGGTTGTTGTGTTGCCATGAGTCTCTTTCTATGTGTGAGCTGTTGATTAAGAGTGTGTATGCGATCTGTCGGCATTCGTTGCTGACGGCATGACCTAAGTCTTCGGGGTCCAGCAATCGCTTGATGAAGACGATCTGCTGCTGATTTGCTTTGCGCGAGATCTCCAACTGATTCGCCAAGTAGATGATGTGTTCGCGCATGACGGCACGTTCTTTGTCATCCATGTCAGTCTCCACAGAAGCAGGCAATTGCTTCTTCATTGGGGTCAAACATATCTGTTTGGTTGGCTGCAAACTCAATCATTGACGCATAAGATGGCCTGTCGGAACGGAACACCGCACCGCTTGGCTTGGATGCCAATGCCAATGCCAATGCCTCCATTTTTGCCCACCATATACCACGCTCTGGTTTTTCTGCAATTAGAGATAGCACTTGTGCGCCGCCTTTTAAGAAGCACAAATCACAGTTGCCATGCATGGTCACGCCATTCATGTTTGGCAGCTCAAGATCAAATGATTGGTTGCGCCAAAAGTCACCGACAGTTTCTTTTGTAACGCCAGCAGTTACCAAAGGAATCCTTGATTTGTCAGCAATCTTGGCGGCGCGGCGTTGCTCATCAGCTCGCATACCTACCCAATCCATTGTCTCGTTATGGTCATCCCATCCAATAGATTTCAAATACTTATGAATGGTGCGAATCTTTAATTCTGAAGTACAGAACCTGGTCACTGGGTTTGGTAAGTAGTTGCGCTTTTTAATCAGCGCCTCAAATGGCTCGCCGTTCCTGCTGGCTGTTTCAAATGTGACGCGCTCAAAGGCTGGATCTGCATCACGAAATTCAACCCAATGAATCTCAACATTCCAATTGTCAGAGCAGGCTTTTACGAATCTCAAAGTGGCCTCATCTTCCTTGCCAGTATTGGCAAAACAGACAACGGCTTGGCATGGAAGTTGCCCCCCCCCGCTTTGAATAACACGCCAAAGCATATAAGCGCTGGTGCGCCCACCGCTGAAACTAATACAGGTTGGCTCGGTGATCTTGAATGGATCAGCCATGTCGAAGTCCCCAACAAGCAATGAGCGCCGCATCTGCTCGGCCATCATCTTTCTTGCGCTTGAAGTAATCCACGTTCCAAGGAAAAAGCTCCATGGCACGCGCCCTTGCGCCGTCCTTACCTCCTGTCACGCCCATCGCCTTTTGCCATGTCTGTGGCGTGATCAGTGTGGACTTAATGGACCTCGCGGCAATGACACCCTCAATCGCGCCAAGGCTGCGCCCAAAGCTGAATACGCTGGTGACGCCTTGGCCTGACATTGCAAAGACCTTTTCTATGTACGCCTCATCAGGCTTAAAGTCATTGAGGATGGTGATCAGCTCGGGGATGCTGATCTGTCGCTTGGCTGCGCCATTGCGATTCAAAGTGACTGTGGGCATATCGAAAATGCCCGTTAGGGTTTCGCCCTGCATCATGGCAATTGCGCCGTTCAGCCCAACGTCAATGCCAATGATGCGGCGAGGTTTGAAGTTGGTGGTCATCATTTGACGGCGTCCTCCATGGCTTTGTTAAGGACTGTGAGGCGAGCTGATACCAAGGCATCGGCTGCCTGATCCAAGCGCATTACACTGCCATACAGGGGTTCTGTCGTTCCCGACATCCAGCGGGATACTTGCGCCTGATCGATCTCCGCAACGCGGCAGACATCGCTCATCTTGTAGCCAGCAGCCTCAACCTTGTGGCGAATTGCGGATAGTGCTTCTTGAGATATCGTTTTCATGTGGAGAATGTTAACCATGTTTTGTTGAAAGCGTCAAGTTTAAGATAAAAAAAGGGGATCAGCGCGAACCGATCCCCTAAAAGGCAACTGGCGGTGACCTTGAAAACACCGCCGATGCTAAGTTTACAACAGTAATAGTTGACTAGTTTGTATGGTTTAAATAATAGTTGTTGATGACTTCATCAAGTGTGATATATTTAAGTCCTCAATTACTTCACTTCTAGGAAAAACAAATGAACGCAACTTACGAAGCATACGCAGTATCTGATCTGTACGAAGCCGGTATCGCCTGCGATGGCCGCCGATTCATCGCTGAAAAATACTATGTCTTAATTGAAAACGCAGCTGGTCGCCGTTTTCGTCACGAAAAAACTTTCCCTGGCGTAAAAGTTGAGGAGTGCGAAGAAACTGGCGAAGTTTGTTTTGCTGATATTCGTGAGACTGCGAAAACAATCGTTGAAGATTTGGCCGCCAAAGTTAATATAGCCTTGGCATCAGGTAAAGCCTTGACAGCATCATGCTGGTTTGAAGTCGATCCAGCTTACGGCTCTGACGCTTACATCGATCAGGGTACAGAGTCAAAGCGCTTTTTTGAAGAGAGAGCCGCAGCTTAATCAACCAGGGGGCTTCGGCCTCCACCTTTAAGGAGACATCTAAATGAACCACACCCAGCACCCCTACATGGAAGAGCAAGCAAGGCGCTTAAACCGCCGCGCTGACTCTGCCCTTGACTTCCTCGCCGCCATCGCTATCGGCGTTGGCTTTGCCCTGTTACTGGCCGCATGGTGGTCATCATGAGCGTCAAGATGCAAGACCAAATAGATGCCGAGGTGCTTCGATTCATGTCAGCCAACAAGTCAGGCATCCGCGTGCTGGCTCAACATGAGATGGAGCAGCTCATCCGCAAGACGATCACCAGCGGCACTGTGCTTGGTTGGACGCATGGCGAGTCATTTCAGCGCGAGCGTATGCAACGCCAAATCGATCAGTTGGACTATGAAATGAAGTGCATCAAGGACCGCCTCAAGGACGCGGAGATGGAACTATTGGCGGTGCAAAAATGAATAAGCCAGTATGGACACCACTCAAGGTCGCATCTATCTATGTGCCTGCATACCCACCCGCCAAAGTTACTAAGCCAACTGATGTGCAGGCCACTTGGCGGCGCTTTGGCTGGACTCCACCAAGTGAGGCCAAATGGAAACAGTCCTGATCTTCTTCCTGATGGCTTTGTTTGGCATGGCAGTGATGATCATCACGCTGTTTTGTTTTGTGTGGGTACTTTTAAATTTTGAGGTTGAATGATGAAAGAGAAGACAGAGCTGGGACGCGCCATCACGCTGCGCCTCACCCAATC